AATTATCGTGTATCATAGCCGCTTGATAGTGTGCAAAAGTGACGGTAATATGTGCATACCGAAAGGGAAAAGCCCCAAGGATAACACAAAAAACACGCTGGAGGATACGAAAATGACGAAGAATGAGGAACGCATCAACAAGCTTTTCAAGGAGCTGGTTCCGGAGACGGGCAAGGCCGAGAGCCTCGCAGGAGAGCTGATTCGGGCAATCAGCCGGGTCGGATACCGCTTCAAGAACGATGGCGACATGATCAACAAAGCCTACGGCAAGGAGACGTGCAACGCGCCGGCCCGCTTCCTGATGGCAAAGGGAAGCCACGAGATCATGGACCTGACGGTTGCCCTTTGGGAAATCTTCAGCGAGGATGCCTACGAAAAGGTTCTGGACACGCTCGAAGGTACGGTTGCCGACTACATCGAACAGAACCCCAACCTCCGCAGTCAGCCTACCGAGGATATGTGGAGCTTCTTCGATGAGGTCGAAGACCGCGACGACAGCTGGGACGAGGAAGAGGAGTACGGCGAGGAAGATTACTAAACCAAAAACCACGGGGAGCTGCCTGAAAGGGCGGCTCCTTTTCTCGTGGCAGAAAGTCATAATGTACACGAATCCGGGTGCAGATGATCGTGTGATCTGCGGCCTTGCTATCTGTGGAACGTGACGGTAATATACAGTCACAAAAACGAAAAGCGAGGTACACGAACATGAAAAAGCAGACCCTTACCAAGAAACAGCAGGATGCCCTCCTGGAAATCGCCAAGCGCCTGATGGTGGCGGTGGATAACCGTGGCGACCTTGAGGAGCGCGGATGCGACAGCTACGACTTTATCGAGGTTCCCGTCTGGGGAATCAAGAAGGCGCTCGAAGAAGCCTACCTTCTGGGTAAGCGCGAAGGGTAAGCCCAACACAGCCCCCACAAGGGGCGCAGATTGCAAATCAACAAACTCCACAACCAAACCGCACAAGCCCCACAGAGGGGCTGTGTGGCGGGGTGGTGGGGCAACGGAGAATAGAATATGGATAATAAAATTATTCTGCAAAGGCTGATGTCTATCCGCAGAGACTGTGAGCGGCTTTGGGGAGAAACAAACGAGCTAATTGATGTTCTGACAGGAAATCGACCGGCGGAGAACGGTGAGAGTCTGGATGACTGCCACCAATTCAAGGGGCGGAAAGTGGAGAGCATTATCTTCGGAAACGGGCAAGAAAAAGTAGTTCCGACGTGGAAAAATGCGGTAGCTATCATTTTGAAAGACTGTGACAGTGATCCTCATTGCCATGAAAATCTTATTTTTTTAAGAGGCCGAATCACAGGTAAGAACCGAGTACTTCTTGCGGAACACGCAGAAGACTTACAGGTTCCGATTCAGATTAGTGAGGAATTATTCTTTGAGGGAAAATTCGACACGGAATCTTTATTGCGTGTCATGAGGGACAAAGTGTTAAAGCCCGTTGGATATGATTATTCGGGATTGCGCATCGTTTGTCGCAGAAAGTGAGAAGAGCATGAACGACGAGAGAATCATGGACCTCATCGTGGACATCTACAACCAGATGGATGAAGATGACAAGGCATCCTTCTCATTGGAGGAAGCCCGGTATATGGTTGAAGACCAGATTCAAATCGACAAGGAACACGGCCGACAACCGCTGGAGTACGACCCGGAACTCTTCTACGATACCATCTGTGAGTTCATTCGGCAGGATGCAGAGGAGGAAGATTAGTGTACATTCTGCCCGGTATACTAGGCAGATGATCGTGCAGCATAGCCGCTTGCTATCCTCCGCACAGGACGGTAATATACAGTCACACCGAGGGGGAAAAGCCCCACGGAACAATCAAAATACGGAGGGCACGATTATGAAAAAGGCATTCAACAGCGAGAAGAACGAGTACCGGTTCGAGACCACGACCACGCAGGAGAACCTCGAAATGCGGGTCTGCGCAGGGGATGGCATGGTGTGCAAGTTTGGCAACCACATCCTGATGGTTGACCGCTTCTGGAAGGGCGGATTCATTGCCGGAATCTACGAGTTCATCGAGACTCCGGAGGAGACCGGTCTTTGCGAATGCGAATGCCGCCTGAACTTCTGCGAGAAGTCCGAAGGCTCCTTTGAGGACGGCGGCCACGCAATGGCATGGGCAATCAGCCGGATGAAATAAACGGCAAAGAGCAAGGCTCCCTGCGGGGAGCTTCTGCTCGTTGTGGCAAATCCTCCGGGTGCAGTTATACACATAAATCCGACAAGCCTGTGGGCGAATGATCGTGCAGCATAGCCGCTTGATATACTTCCCCTGTGACGGTAATATACAGTCACACCGAAGGGGAAAAGCCCTACGGAAAACAAAACACACGGAGGATACAGACCATGATGAAGAAAGCAAAGACCTACCTCGCCAGCATTCAGGCGGCAGCCACCGAGCGAGAGCTGACCGGCATCGAGATCAAGTTCAAGCAGGACATGAGCATCAACTGCGATGACCTTGGCAAACTTTGCAGGGCAGCAGACGACAAGCGATACACCCTGCGGAACAACGCAGAAAGCCTGCGGCTCAAGGACATCCTTTTCCAGAGGACGAAGGCCGAGATGGATGCCTACCACGACATGAGCCACAAGCCGGAGAGCTGGACAGCCGAGGACATCGAGCACCAGCGCATTCGATTCTGCGCGGTCTGGCAGGTCATCGAGGAGGCTGAGCTGGTCGACGAGTACGAGGCTTGGAAGGAAGCCAACCCCAACGCATAATCCATAAAGGACACACGCCCCGCAGGGGGCTGTGTCTCGTATCCACCGTGTTTAATATAGATTACAGGGACTTCTTCAGAGGTCCCTTTTCTTATGCCCATTTTTAGAAGAAGGGAGGGGAGCCAATGGCTACCAGAGGCAGAAAACCGAAGCCGACCGCGATGAAAGAGCTGGAAGGCAATCCGGGCAAGCATCCGCTGAACACCAGCGAACCGAAGCCCACAAAGAAAGCTCCGGCGTGTCCCAAATGGCTGGAGCCGGAAGCGAAAAAGGAGTGGCGGCGGCTTGCCAAGCAGATGGAAGCCATCGGCATTCTGACCGAAGTGGACATGGCCGCCTTTGCCGGTTACTGTCAGGCGTATGCCCGATGGAAAGAGGCAGAGGAGTTCATCACTCAGCACGGCACCATTGTCAAAACGCCTTCCGGCTACTGGCAGACGGTTCCACAGGTCTCTATTGCGCAGACCTATTTGAAAATCATGAACAAGCTGGCAGAGCAGTTCGGCCTGACCCCGTCCTCCCGTAGCCGAATCGTTGCCGGAGCAGAACAGAGCAATAAGGTCGATGAAATGGATGAACTTCTAGGGGGTGGTTCTTGATGAGGAAACAAAGGCCAAAGGATTATCCAAAGCTGAAAGACTATAAGCCCAGCAAATTCATGCTGCCGAGCAGCCATTATGACGAGGCCAAAGCAGACCGTGCTGTCCGATTTATTGAAATGCTCCCGCACACCAAGGCACAGTGGGAAGGACAACCATTCTGGTTACTTCCTTGGCAGGAAAGAATCGTGCGGGATGTGTTCGGAACAGTGAAAGAGGATGGGACTCGTCAGTTCCGTACAGTTTATGTCGAGATTCCAAAGAAACAAGGAAAGAGTGAATTGGCTGCGGCATTTGCGCTGTATCTTCTTTATGCGGATGAAGAACCATCTGCTGAAGTTTTTTCCGCAGCTGCTGACCGTCAACAGGCATCTATCGTGTACGATGTCGCAAGACGAATGGTTGAACTGACACCGGGACTGGAAAAACGGTCGAAAATCATGGGAGCGACTAAGCGCATCGTGAATTATTCCAATTCCGGCTACTATCAGGTCGTTTCCGCAGATGTTGGCGGTAAGCACGGTTATTCTATTTCCGGTCTGGTATTCGATGAGATTCACAACCAGCCGAACCGAAAACTGTGGGATGTTCTTACGAAAGGTTCTGGCGATGCCAGACGACAAGCACTCCATGTAGCTATTACCACAGCTGGTACGGATCGTAACTCGATCTGTTTTGAGCTTCACACTAAGGCTCTGGATCTTTTGGCAGGGAGAAAAGTCGACCCGACATTTTATCCGGTGGTTTACAGTCTTCCTGATGAAGATGACTGGCGTGAGGAGAAAAACTGGTACAAAGTCAATCCGTCCCTTGGATACACCGTCCCTATTGAACGTATGCGAGAGGCTTACTTGCAGGCACAGGATAACCCAGCAGAGGAAAATGTGTTCAGAACACTGCGTCTCTGCCAGTGGGTAGGAGCGACCGTGCGATGGATTCCAGATCACATTTATGATAAAGGCAGCACTCCCATTGATAAACACTCCCTGCAAGGACGAGAGTGCTATGCAGGGCTTGACCTCTCCAGCTCTGGCGACATTACTGCTCTTGTACTGATGTTCCCGCCTCGCTCGGAGGATGAGAAGTATATTATGCTCCCGTTTTTCTGGGTGCCGGAAGATACGATTCCTCAGAGAGTGCAGCGGACATCGGTTCCCTATGATAACTGGGCGGCACAGGGGATTCTTGAAGCAACACCGGGAAATGTCATTGACTACGCCTATATTCAGAACAAAATTGAGGAACTGAGCCACGAATACCACATACTTGAAATCGCGTTTGACCGTTGGGGAAGTAACATGCTGGTGGAGCGTTTGACTGAAATGGGGCTTACTGTTGTGCCATTCGGACAAGGGTTTAGGGACATGTCAGCCGCCTCCCGTGAGTTCTACGAACAACTCATGAAGGGGAACATGATCCACGGCGGCAATCCAATTATGAAATGGATGTGCGGCAACGTGGTGATTGAAACTGACCCGGCAGGTAATATCAAGCCGACGAAAAGTAAGAGCGCAGATAAAATTGACGGCGTTGTCGCTGCGATCATGGCACTGGACCGTTGCATCCGAAACGAAGGACAACATCAGGGAAGCATCTATGATGAGCGTGACATGATTGTGTTTTAAGAGGTGGTGGTAAAGTGGCGACGAGAATTAACCCGGAAGACATTGTAGGCAATCGTTATGGAAAAGTATTGATTGAGAAATATCTTGGATATAACTGGACAAATCTCTCCGCAAAGAAAAAAGATCACTTCTATCTATGCCGTTGTGATTGTGGCAAAACAGCTCTGGCACCACGAACACAGATTTTGCGAGGAAAAAGGAAAACCTGTGGTGACTGCACACGAATTGTCTCTGAAAACGATTATTATCGGTATTACGACATCAATGGGAATTCATTTATATTTGATGCCATAGACATGGAACTGGTTCAAAGCCGGCGTTGGGTGGTGAACGATAACGGATATGTGATTGGGAACAAGAATGGAAAGCGATGCCGATTCACAAGATTCATTTTTGAACCCAAAGCAAGGGAGTGCGTAGACCATATAGACGGGAATCGAACAAATAATCGTAGGAGTAATTTGAGAGTCTGCACAAACTCTTTGAATCACGGAAATCAGTGCCTTTCTTCACGAAGCTCAACCGGCTACAAAGGCGTGAACTTCAAAAAAAGAGAAGGCCGATATCGAGCATATATAAATAAAGATGGGGTAAGGGAATCATTGGGATACTATGATACCCCAGAGGAAGCAGCGAGGGCCTATGATGAGGCTGCTCGCTTTTATTTTGGCGAATTTGCTTGTGTCAATTTCCCACATCCCGGTGAGCAGGGGTGTCGTGAACGAGCAAATTTCAATTATAAAGAAGCTGTTTAGGAGGACAAGAACTATGAAGTATCTGATGAGTGCAGACTGGTGGCGCGCTGCAAGTATCCGCGCCGCAAAGACCATGTTCCAGACCGGCGCGGCACTGGTCGTGACCCAGCTCCCCGGCGGCACTGTGGACTGGGTGGCAATCGGCAGTGCAGCTATCGTGGCCGGCGTAGCTTCCCTCGGTACCAGTCTTGCCGGTCTGCCGGAGCTGGAAAAGGGGGATAACACCTGATGACATTCTGGGAATGGCTGGGTTTTGAAAACCCAAGGGACTCCCCCAAAACAGAATCAGCACCGAAAGAAGGTCTGCCAGAAGTCTCGGACAATGTCCGCGATTCCGGGCAGACCTTTGTGTTTGGTCGTTCCAATGCCGGAGAGCAGGTGGACGAGAAAGCGGCCATGCAGATCCCGACCGTGTATGCCTGTGTCCGACTGCTGGCAGAGTCCATTGCCGCCCTGCCGCTACACCTTTACCGTGTCACGGATGATAACGGCAACAAGGAAAAGGCGCGGGACCATCCGCTGTACAAGATCCTGTACCGACAACCCAACCCGGAAATGACGGCATTTGTGTTCTGGGAGACCCTGATGACCCACCTGCTCCTCTGGGGCAATGCCTACGCACAAATCGTCCGGGATGGCAAAAACACCGTGCTGGGGCTGTATCCGCTGCTGCCTGAGAATGTCGAAGTGGACCGAGATGAAAGCGGCGAGCTGTACTACATCTACCACGCCTATACGGATGAAGTTCCGGGAGAGCAGAACAAAGACATCTACTTTCGCCGAGATGAGATCTTCCATGTGCCGGGGTTGGGCTTCAATGGCCTGATCGGTTTTTCACCGATCGCCATGATGAAGAACTCTCTCGGCACTTCCATTGCAGTGGACAAGTACGGATCGGCGTTCTTCAAGAACGGCGCACAGCCCAGCGGTGTGTTGGAACACCCCGGTGTCATGAAAGACCCAAACCGTGTCCGGGACAACTGGGAAGCGGCTTACGGTGGTGCGGCGAATGCGCATCGTGTGGCAGTGCTCGAAGAGGGTATGACCTACAAGCCTGTGTCGCTGCCGCCGGAAGACAGCCAGTTCCTTGAATCCAAGCAGTTCTCCGTCACGGAGATATGCCGCATCTTCCGTGTGCCTCCGCATCTGGTAGCGGACCTGTCCCATGCGACCTTTTCCAACATCGAATACCAGTCGCTGAACTTCGTGATGCATTCCCTGACTCCGTGGCTCGTCCGCATTGAGCAGGGCATCATCAAGGATCTTCTGCTGGAGGAAGAGCAGGATACCTATTTCCCAAAGTTCAATGTGGACGGTCTGCTGCGCGGCGACTACCAGAGCCGGATGAACGGCTATGCCACAGGAATCAGCAACGGATTCTTGTCTCCGAATGACATCCATCGTTTGGAGAACATGGACCTCATCCCTGCCGACCAGGGCGGCGATGACTACTACCTCAACGGTGGCTATGTGAAGCTGAAGGATGCAGGACTGGCGCAGCAGAACAAGGCTGCCGCTGTCCAGCAGAATCAGCCCAAGCAGACACAGCCAGAAGGACCCGACAGCGACAACCGGCAGAGTGAGAGTACGCCGCAGAAAAATGGAAGGAGAACCCGATGAAAAAGTTCTGGAACTGGATTAAGAACAGTGACGAGACCAGAACTCTCCGGCTGGAAGGACCTATCGATGAGGAATCCTTCTGGGGCGATGAGATCACGCCGCAGATGTTCCGGGATGAGCTGAACGCCGGCGAGGGAGATGTGACCGTCTGGATTAACAGTCCGGGCGGTAATGTGTTTGCCGCTGCCGAGATTTATACCATGCTCAAGGCCTACAAGGGCAGCATCACGGTCAAGATCGATGCGATTGCGGCATCCGCCGCCTCCGTTGTGGCGATGGCTGGTGATACCGTCCAGATGAGCCCGGTTGCCATGCTGATGATCCATGACCCCAGCACCGTGGCAGTGGGTAACACCAAGGATATGGAGAAGGCCATCGAGGTGCTGAATGAGGTCAAGGAGAGCATCATCAATGCCTATGCCGCCAAAAGCGGCCTGACCCATGCCCGAATTGCTAACCTCATGAGCAATGAAACGTGGATGAATGCCAAGAAAGCCGTGGAGCTGGGCTTTGCAGACGAGATCCTCTTTGCAAAGAAAGAGGACGAGCCGGACAGTGACCCGGCAGACCCGAAGAATCTCGATGAACCGGAAAAAGACCCTGACAGTAAACCGGGCGAGGACGGAGAAAAGCAGTCGCTCCAGATGGATGCGGCAGGGCACCTTTTCTCCAGCCGTCAGATGGATTTAATCGTCCTGAACCGTTTGGGTGTGAAGCCGGAACAGTCTACACAGAAACACACCGAGCCGGAGAAGCCCCCTGCTGACCCTATCCCTCCGGCAGAACCGCCCGCCAACTCCAAACCCGTCCTTGATATGGACGGCAAGACGGAGGCAGGGGATTATTCCTACAATGTCCTGATGAAACAGCTGGAGTGCATGAGATGATGCGCCCCGGCTTTTTTCATACCGAAAACGAGATTTTTAATG